TAAGAAACGGCAGGGACGCGCCACAATGGCGCGGCCCGGACCCCGACCCCGAGGGGGGGGATACAGTGAAGAAAGAACCAAGAAGGTTTAGCGAGACAGAGAAGAGCGCCGCTCCGCAGGCGTGGCGCGTGGTATGGATTGATCGTGCAGCAGCTGCTGGACGAAACGCGCCGATTGAAAGAGTGGAGTACGCGGAAAGCCAGAGCATGGCAGTAAACCAAGCTCTGGCGAAGATCCGGCATGATTACCCAGCCGGATGCGTTATAGCCTGCGCCCCTATACCTGGGGCGGCGGTTCCGCCGGAGCGGCGGGAGAGTTAGCAAGACCCCATTCCCGAAGCTTCGGGAGATTAGAGGGGTCAAGACAGAAGGAAGCGAACGCGCCGGGATCGTTTGAGAACTCGGCGCGAATTTTAGCCGGGACTTTTTCGAACTCGGCTTGAGCCTCGCGGACGGCGTGCAGCGCCGTCTGATAATCATTGATGAGGTCAAAGTCACCGTACTGAGGAAGGCGGACGGGAGCCTGTACACGACCCGTCACGCCAAAGTTGCGGACGATGGTATTGATATCAGCCTCGTCCTTTTGAGACTGAATAGCACGCGACGGATCGTCGCAGTTAAGGACAACGCGCTTGCGGTTGATCATTTGCGATTCCCCTGGGGAACGAATTGCTTGAGGAACTGGACAGCCTTGCCGAAGACGCCGAGGGATTCCCACAGCTGCCCTTCAGCAAGGGCAGCAGGAACGCCGGCAGCTTCGGCTTCGGCCATGGATTTTTGATACAGAGCGCGGAATTGTTCAATTTGATCCGCGTATTTAAGACGGACCTGCTGAAGCGTTATTTCGCCTTCAGCGAGCTCCTGATTGAGCCTAACAAGCTTGGTATCCGCGGCGACCTTTTCGGCATTGTTTTTGATGACGTCCAGCTCGGCGGCCCATTTTTCATTTGAAGCAGCAGACGGGCCAGTAACCTCGCCACGAGAGCCGAGCGTCGCCTTTGCGGATTGATAGAGAGGAGAGGCTTCGGTCAGAAGATTAGCCATCTCCTGAGCGCGACCTTCGGCAGCAGCCTTATTGCCTTGATGCCGAGTCGCTTGCGTGTTCTCTTGAATGTTCTCAGTTTGAGCCGAAGCCATCCGGGCAGCTGCACCAGCAGAAAAGCCTTTCATTGCGGCTTCGCCGATATTGGGCACATCCGCCTGGGGAACTCCACCGGCACCTTGAGTGGCGGAAAGCATGGGATTGATCCCCGCTTTCCTCATGTCTTCGACTTGCCACTGATACCTGTGTTTGTAGTTGTACTTGGCCTGCTGGTTCGCAGCCCGAGCAGAAGAAGAAGCGCCGAGAGCCGACGCTACTCCGCCCAACACACCAGCAACGCCGGTACCGCCCCCGAGGGCGGAAAGACCGGCGGCGAGGACGGGCATGATCATCAGAAGTGATCCACGAGGCCCGGCACGGAGTACATCGGCAGAGGACGGGCGACCTTATTCACGAACAGACAGTCCATGATGAATTGATGCCCGGTCTGCTCAGTGGTCGCAACGACACGATCGACAGGCGGGTTTTCCTGAATGAACGTGGAATTAAGCGTCGGGCGAGTCCCGAACTCCTGAGCCAAATGCCAGATGTCCAACGGCGTGGACGCCGTGGAACGGAGGTAACCCGTAATGAGCGAGGGCTTGTATCTATATTCTGCCCAGCGCTCTTGGTACCCGAAGACCTCCTCGTCGGCGGTCGTACCGTCCATGTAAATTTCTTTGTTGAGGACGGCCTGTTCGCCAAGGTTTGCGAAGACCGGCCAGTAAAAGTCATAACGGGTCTGACGAGTCCAGAGCTTGGAGAGACCCTGCTGATAATTCAAATCCGCACGGACCGAGCAAAGACCGATGACGTAACCGTGTTCCGTGAAAGACTGGGTGAACCCGTGACCGCGTGCGAGAGCAGTACCGACGGCAGCGAGATTACCCTGGGGAGTGGTACCGGTCGCCGTCGACTGGGTCTGAGCGATCGGGTGAATGTTGATGGGCGTAGAACCGCCCCCGAGATACTCGGGCCGCTGGAGACGAGCATCCGGCGAGATGACGCCGAAGTGAGAACGGACCAGCTCGGTGTAACGAGTGCCACCTCGAGCATCACGCTCAAGCAGGCGCTGGATCTGGAAAGCCTGACGAATCTGATTAATAGTCGCCGCAGTAGCGCTAGAAAGATCCGTCACCAACATCGGATCCCACCACGCCATCATCGTACCATTAGGCGTATTAGCCGTACTCCGAATATCATCATCCACCGACTTAGACTGCAACGTAGTGTTAACCGCGCCAAACGCGAAAATAGGCTCACCATTACCAGTACCAACTACCGGAGCACTCGTACCCAACGGCAGAGAAACCGACTCACCTTTCTGCACCCACGGCAGGCAAGACGTGAAGTAGTCGTGGCGCTTGCCACGACGCAGCAGCGCGTAATCCGATGGAGTGTCCGGGCCGTTGCCGATGTTATACGCGACCTTGTCCTGTAGGTTCTGGTCGCGGAACCACTCATTCCAAATGAGGTTATAGGCGCGAAGCGGGAGCGCGTTGACCGCCAGCCCGTTCACGCCAAGCGGAAGACCGAAGTAATCGAAGATTGAGCCGACGGGAACCTGATTGACGCCGCCCGTCACCGGGACCGTGTAGTCAATGGTGTCATTCGGGTTAAGGCGCTCACCCATGAAGCGCACCCATTTATCCCAAAGCAGACGGTTCGGCACGAAGAAGAAGAACGTGTCGAGATAGAGGTTATCCATCACTGGCACGATAGGCGTAGCGAGACGGGCGAACATGGTCGCCTTGAGCGAGAACGAATCCCCTGGGAGAACCTCCTCGCAATAGATCGGAATCAGAAGGCCAGCGTCGAACGAGGTCTTGTAGCTGGACTCGATACGGAACCCGGAACGCGGAATATCCGCGCGCGGAACCATAGCGAACTGATGAACATTGACCGACTGATTCCGATGCATCATTGGATTACGCCTTTATGACGAGATCTTTGCCGACCGCCACCTGAGCGGGGCGCGTGGTATCGAATTCGCCGGTTTGGTCGTCGAATTCACCTAAGAGAAACAAGTCGAAGTCCTCGGGGTGCTTACGCAACTGATTGTTTTCCCCTGGACGATTCACCTCGTCCGAGAAGGAACGAACAGCACCACCGACAGAAGCCGAGAAGAACGGATAACCGTAGGAATCGATAGCGCGATCACGGATCGAAAGAACTTTATAGCGCATGGGAAGTTTCCTTGTAGCGGGACCGATTGAGTAAAGCGACGCGCTCGCGCGTTTCTAGTCGCTCCCTCGTGTTATCGGGGGAGAGACACGCCTTTTCAATGGCACGCTCTTGGAGATCTTCGAAGGCGTCCGGATTAATGTCGTCCAAGATATCTTTGAACCGATCCGGGATCGCATAGCGCTTATCCTGCGCGTAACACGCGCCGTGAGTGAATACCTCCGGGTAATACCTACGTATCCAAGCGTCGCCCAGTCCGGGCTTGAGGGACATTCGGCCATACGGAGCCCTCACGGGGAGGAGCTCGCCGGTGGCAGGGTCGAGGACCTCGGGGGCGCGGGAATCCTTGAGGACGTAGCCGGCGCAGTAGCGAGCGGATGATGGGGTGACGGTACCGAACTCGCAGAGTCCGAGGCCCCAGAGGTCCGTGAGAGCTTTTGAGCGGAACACAGGATGTTCGCCGCGCACCCCGTAAGGCTCGATGTCAGGAATATCGAGACCAAAGAGCAGAGCATGATAGTGCGGACGGAGAGTCTGCTCTCCGTACTCACCGCACATGAGATAACGAAACGCTCCCAAACGTTTGCGAACCCGTTTAGCAAACAATTGCCAGTCACGGTGTCGCAGTTCTCCCCTGGGGGGGAGATGCTCGGGAGCGTAAGTGAGGGTAGCGAACCAGTTGTGACGATGGAGAGAGGCTTCCGCAAGACAGCGAAACGCCCACATTTGCTGGCGATTGATGCGGCATCCGATGCACTGGCCGCAAGGAATTTGAAGCTCCCGATGGTCACGCTTTTCGGAAAACGAGATGGCACCGCCGTCTAGCGGCTGCCAGCACGTAATCGGGCGAAAGCAAGGCACATCAGAGACGAATGCCGCCGCGCATCGGACTGCCGCGAAGATTGGCAGCTTTAGTCCTGGAGGCACCCTTGCGGAACGAACGAGCCGAGGAAGACTTGTTGACGGAGAAGCGTCGCATTAGCACATCCCGAGGCTCATAGGGTGAGCCTAGCTGTGGATATCCTGTGGATATCCTGTGGATAAGTCAACGGTTCGTCGCAAATAATCGCTTGACAGCGTGTTTTTTGAACCCTCACACTCCTTTTAACCGCCCTGTGTGGCGCCGCTCCCAAAGCGGAGCGCCACACACAGGGCGGATATAAGAAAAGAGGGGGTTGCACCCCCTCTTTGAAACACCCCCCAGAGGTGACAAGTGTCACCTAGCACAGTTAGCAACAAGGAAAAACTGTGCACCCCCCGGAGGGGGGACAAGAAGTAAGACTAAGAGGGTTGACCACAGGGTCCACGAGCCGCGACGAGCGCTCAGGAGCGCTCGCGGCTGTGGACTTGTGGACAACCCGGAAGGGGGGAAGAGGGCCGCGCGTTAGTGGCGCTTGGAGCCTTAAATGGCGCTACGCTAAGAAACGGCAGGGACGCGCCACAATGGCGCGGCCCGGACCCCGACCCCGAGGGGGGGGATACAGTGAAGAAAGAACCAAGAAGGTTTAGCGAGACAGAGAAGAGCGCCGCTCCGCAGGC